CAAAAAGATTGAATCAGAGCTCTGTCCGCCCAAAGAAGAGTTGGCCGTGACGGGAAAGTTTTTGTTGCCGACAATTCCGGTTGTCGAAACAAATAGCAGTTGGTATTGGGCCACAAGGTGACTCGGGTTGGGGTCGTACTGCAGAATTGCCCAAATGGGATTGCGTTGCACAATCGTCAAGAAAGTCCCAACCGGGAAAAGTGGAGCGGTCGGGGCATTGGACACTGCGTTGAAAGTCACATCGGTGCACTGCTGAGGACTGGCCGCAACTTGAGGCATGCCAGGGGAGCAGAGCACCGTCATGTTCTCCTTGGACGGTAGCGTCATTGCTTTGATGAACTGTTCGCAAACTTCGACGGACATTGCGCATGTAATAAGACCGACTTTGCAGCTCCAGAGGTCACACACTTTGAATGTCAGTCTTTTCGACCCGTAGAGACCCGCGGTTGTCCAACGCGTGGAGCTGCATCGCATGTGGGAGCCCAAGGCGGGAGGAGATTTATCGGGTCACCCAGTTTCCTGAGCAGGGCGCCGGCCGCCCATCATCAGTTCGTTCTCCTTGTGTGTGCACGCAGCCGCGAAGCGGCAGGCCGCCGACATGCGGCGGCCGGGGCCGGACCCTCGTTGGCTCACGCGTAATGTTTGTGAGCGGCCAACACCGGGTGGGCCACCAAGCATGGCTTCCGTAGTTAGGACAACCAGCTACAAAAAGCCGCCTCCTCGGCATCCCCACACCCGGAACGCAGTAGTTCTAGGGTGTAAGAAGCGGGAGACATAGCCAAATTGGTCTTGATTGCATACTTGCGCTCGACCTGCACAAGCTGCGTAGCAAACGTTGCATCAGATTGGGCATCAACCCAGTGACGAAGGAACGGTACTACGCGTGTCAGGCGCGTAGTGCCTTGCACTACCCCATTTAGCCATTGTGGCGTGGCATTTTGGGGGAGCAGGCTGTACCCTATTTTGGGGCCGAGACGGCCCAACATCGGTGTGGCGACGGGCCGATCCACACCGCGGACAGACGCAAAAGTTATGTTGCACCCGTTTATCTGCAAGGAATGATCTTCTCGCAGATTGAGTTTGGGCAACATACCCAGCTTTTGGAACAACGACTCGCAAGTGGCGCGAAATCGTTCCAAGGTGTAACCGGCTTCTTCAATTGCGCGAAGGCGCACGATGGTGACGTTGTCATCGCCATTGCCTATCATGCGCATTTCCCCCATCAGCTTGCGTAGGGGGCGGCCAAGCACCAAGCTGAAAACAAAAACATGCATTGTCAAATTCAAAATGGTGTTCTGCAGGGCGGTATTCGGGACGCCGCTTTTCATTACGCTCCCACACTTCACATGGTGCCCGTACCGCGAGCGCAGCTGCGTCTGAAACTGACGCTTAAATGCGCGTTCGGCCGCTCCGCGCAAACCCATCCATTTAAAGACCATGTGCGCAACATCAAAACAGCCGCGGTGTTGACAACGATCGTACGTGGTCATATCGTTGTCAAATTTTGCCCAATCAGTTGAGGGGATCAAATTGTCCCCTTCAGGATACAATGGCAAGAACCAGGCGCCAAGCTCTACGCCATCCAATCCAGCACCATAAGTCAAGAAATAAGAGCTCCTCCAGCAGCGTTTCACTTCTGCGTACATAGCATG